GTTGGATTAAAATGGAAGACAATGTGCGTATGACATTATCTAACACAGATACAAGAAGCAACTTGAAAGGTACTTTCGTTAATAACACAAAAACATCATCTATTGCTGGTGAAACTGTTACAGAAAGACAAAGTCTATCAAAAGCACTTAAACCTAAGGCGGACGGATAATGAGATTAAGAGAACTTTGGGGAATACCTATACCAGGTACAGAAAAAGCAGTTGGACTTAAAAAAGTTTCAAAAAAATTAATGGGTAAAGTAAGAACTTATTACGAACCTGTTGGTAACAAGATTAATGAAAAGAATAAAGAGAAAAAATAATGCAACATTTTTACGACGGACAGGTTAGAAGATATATTACTCAGATCATTAGATTGATGAGTAATTTTTCTTACAAAGATGGTGATGACGCATTAAGAACTATCCCTGTAATGTATGGTGATATGACACGTCAAGTTGCACACATAATCAGAGATAATTCTGAAAATAAATTGCCAAGCATTCCTAGAATGGGAATATACATTACCAACTTGCAAATGGATAGAACAAGATTATCTGATGCAAGTTTTATTAGTAAAGTACATTTAAGAGAACGTTCCTACGATGCAACAGGCAAAGAATACCTAAACACGCAAGGAAAAAATGTTACAGTTGAAAGACTGATGCCAACTCCATACACATTAACAGTGAACTGTGATATTTGGTCAAGCAATACAGAACAAAAATTACAAATAATAGAACAAATTTGTATGTTATTCAATCCAAGTTTAGAAATTCAAACCACTGACAATTATATAGACTGGACAAGTTTGAGTGTAGTTGAATTAGACAATATAAATTTTTCTAGCAGGTCTATTCCTGTTGGTACAGAAACAGAAGTGGACGTGGCAACATTAACTTTCAGTATGCCTATATTCATTAGTCCACCAACTAAAGTAAAAAAATTAGGAGTGATTACTCATATCATCACAAGTATATTCAACGAAAAGACTGGGAACATAGACCTAAGTCAATCTATGCCAGAACTAATGGCATATCAAGATGACTATGACAAAAGTATTAAAGCGTCAATCAGAACAAATGCTGATGGTAGCGTCGATACAAGCGTTGCATCGCGTAAAGATACTGCTAGTGTACAAGGCACAACAGGAACACAATTCGACATCTACGTCCTAGGACAAACAGCATCTATAATTGACAAAGGCGTGATAGGCGGATTAGCATGGAACGGATATTTAGATGTGTTGTTAAATTACAAAACAGGTTTAAGCAAAATACAATTGAACAGAGAAGGTATAGATGTGCCTGTAGTAGGAACTGTTGCATTGAACGAATCTAATCCTATGCAATTATTGGTCACGTGGGACATGGACACAATACCTACAGACACAGTGATAGTAGGACCTCAAGATACAAGAGGTAGTGTAGACTTTATTGTTGATCCTACAACATTTAATCCAAGTGCTATTAAACAAAATGGAAAACGTGTATTGCTACTAAAAGATATTGGTAGTTCACAAAACACGGATGGTGCAGATGCTTGGAAAAGCAACAGCAATGTAGATTTAATTGCAAGTGCCAATGACATTGTAGAATGGAATGGTGCAAATTGGCAAATAATATTTGACGCAAGTGCAAATCCTGATCCAGGTGATAGCACATTTACACCAACATACATTACCAATTTAAAAACTGGTATCCAATATAAATGGAATGGTAGTGAATGGATATTAAGTTTCGAAGGCGAATATCGTAAAGGAACCTGGAAGATCTCTTAATCACATAATTATTAACATGAGCAGTAAAATTATAGGGTGCGGTGCACTCTTCTATACTTTGGATACCCAAAGGTTTTTAGTACTTCATAGAGTGCAGAGCAAACAAAATCACGTATGGGGATTAGTAGGTGGCACAACCGTAGATGAAAATTTATGGGAAGGACTACATAGAGAGATTAAAGAGGAAGTAGGTGAAGTAGAAATAAAAAAGAAAATACCTATGGAAACTTTTATAAGCAATGATGAAAATTTTTTATATCACACTTTCTTGTGTGTTGTAGAGAAAGAATTTATTCCAAAATTAAACACAGAACACGATGGATATGCGTGGGTAAGTTTTGGTAATTGGCCCAAGCCATTACACCAAGGTTTACGTAAGACTCTTCAAAATAAAATGAACCAGGTCAAATTAGATACTGTGTTCAAAATGTTAAAATTAATGTAATGATTAAAATCATCGGTGATGTAATGCTTGATATGTGGACACAGGGCGATTGCCAAAAAGTGAGTCCAGAAGCACCGGTGCTTGTAGTTAAAGAAACAAACAAAGATTTCAATGTTGGAGGCGCTGGAAACCTAGCGTTAAACCTATCAAACTTGGGCACAGACACGTGGCTTTATGGTGCCGTGGGCAACGACATCCCCGGACACAAAATCCAAGAAATTTTACTGCAAAATGGAGTAAAGTCGCATCTGTGCCAAGATGGTGAAATGACAACTACCAAAACTAGAATCATAGGACAAAACGGACAACACCTTATTCGTGTGGACAAGGAAGAGCAATATAGAGCAGATACTCCTGTTGAAATATTGCTTGAAAGTTTAAATGAAACCGATGTAGTAATTGTAAGTGATTACAACAAAGGAGTAATCAAAAAAGATACAATAACGAAAATTTTAGAAAAATGTAAGAATGTATATGTGGATCCAAAACAAGGATTTAGTAGATACGTTGGTGCATTTTTAGTCAAACCAAATATGAAAGAATATGAAGCATGGTTTGGTAATTTTAATATTGAAACTGCTAAAAAGATGTGTGAAGATAATGTATGGACATGGCTTGTTGTAACTGATGGAGCAAACGGTATACACGTAGTCACTAAAGATTCTTATGATCATATCAAAAGCAATACTGTTGAAGTTGCAGATGTCAGTGGTGCAGGTGATTCTGTACTTGCCATAATTGCACATTATTTTAAAACCAACAATATGATTGCTTGTTGTGAATTAGCAGTTAAAGGTGCAGAAAAAATTGTGCAAAAAAGAGGAGTATCTATAATAGATAGATCAGATATTGAAGACACAGTGGTATGGACAAATGGCGTTTTTGATATTCTGCATAAAGGACATTTAGAATTATTAAAATTTGCGAAACAGCAAGGAGATAAATTAATTGTTGGAATTAATTCTGATGCAAGTGTAAAAAGATTAAAGGGTGACGATAGACCATTTAATAATGCTTGGGTAAGAGAACAACAACTATTACAACTGCCCTGGGTAGACCAAGTGGTTGTATTTGAACAAGACACTCCGATAGATGCATTAAAAGAACATACACCAAACGTGATTGTAAAAGGTGGAGATTACACATTCGACACAGTGGTCGGAAATGACCTTGCAGAAGTGATAATATTTCCAACAGTAGAAGGTTTTTCAACATCAAACATAGTGGACAAGGTAAATGGAAACAAGAATTGAAAAAGGCAAATTAATTTGCACCAATGTAATTCAAAAAGAAGAATTTAAGATACTCACGGACAAAATGTTAAGTGATCATTTTCCTTGGTATTATTCAGAACACGTTGTTGAAGATGCACAAAAAATGACTGGGGAAAAAGAACAATTACAGTTTCAACACAACTTTCATGGAGTTTCCGATGTGACCACTGAACACAGTAATTGGGAAATGCTTTATCCAATCTTTAATGTGCTGAAAGCAAATACTTTTATTAGAGTGAAAGCAAACAACATACCAAGAACAGAAAAAATTATCAAGCATGGATTCCATGCAGATACAAGAGTGGCATTAAGTTATACCGCAATTTATTATGTAAACACAACAGATGGGTACACTGAATTTAAAGATGGCACAAAAGTTCCTAGTGTAGAAAATTCAATGGTGGTATTTCCAAGTTACATGGAACACACAGGCACGACTTGTACAGATAAAAGAAGCAGGATTAACATAAACATGAACTACTTGACCAACTGGCACGATGAACTTACTAAAGACATAAAACCAGAAGGCGCTGATAAAATTATTAAATTGTGGGAGAATGTCAAATGAAAATTTGCTTAACAGGTTACAAAGGATTTATCGGAGATCATTTAGGAATGCATCTTACAAAACAAGGGCATGAAGTCATCGGCTTTAGATGGGAAGATTATAATCATTTTCCGGATCCGTCTTTGTATGATTGGATCATACATCTAGGAGCAATCACAAGCACAACTGAAAGAGACGTTGATAAAATCATGAAAACGAATTTAGAATACAGCATGAAACTTTTGGAAATGTGCGACAACATGGGTACAAATTTTCAGTATGCCAGTTCCGCAAGTGTGTATGGCAACACAGGAAATTTCAAGGAAGATGGTGACGTGTATCCATTAAATGCTTATGCTTGGAGCAAATACCTATTTGATAGATTTGTTAATTCTATAATGGGAGAATTTAAAGTGCTTGTACAAGGATTTAGATATTTCAATGTGTATGGAAACAACGAAGAAAAGAAAGGCGATCAAGCATCTCCTGTAACAAAATTTGCCAATCAAGCAAAGACTGGCAAAATAAAATTGTTTGAAAACAGTGACAAGTATCTACGTGATTTTGTTAGTGTAGATGATGTCTGTGAGGTACATGGAAAAATGCTTAATGCTGATGTTTCTGGTATATTCAATGTTGGCACAGGAGCACCAATATCTTTTCAAAAAGTTGCAGAACTTGTTGCCAAAAAATATGACGCACAAATAGAAACAATACCCATGCCTGCAAAATTACAAGGTCAATATCAGACCTACACCAGTGCAGATTTAACAGAATTAAATAAAAATATAGAACACAAATTTAGAACAGTGGAGGAATTCTTAAATGTCAATTAATAAAGAAGGAAAAATAGACAAAGGTTGGGGATATGAATTAATCTTTGCTTCCAATGATTTATATTGTGGAAAAATAATGGTTTTCAATAGAAAAGGTGCAAAATTTTCAATGCACTATCACGCTGTAAAAGATGAATCATGGTTTATAAACAACGGTAAATTTTTATTAAGTTGGATAGATACCAAAGATGCAACATTATACACCAAAGAATTAAATGAAGGCGACACATGGCGTAATCCGCCGTTCCTACCTCATCAAGTACAATGTCTTACTGACAATGGAAGTATTACTGAAGTTAGTACTGCTGATGATCCCAATGACAACTATCGCATAATTAAAGGCGATAATCAACAAACTACCGTTACTGAAGAAAAATAATTAAGCCTGTGCTTCTGACCAACGCAGTGTAACTGTTCCTGCAACGGAACCCGTTCCCGCTGTTCTAAATACGTTGATTGCTAACACGTCTGGACCATTAGGGAACGTACCACGTCCACCTAGTGTTGTGTTAGTTAAGGCTTTAATGGCGCTAAGAGCCAATGTTGCTCTTTCACCCGGTACCCCAATGAATGAAAAGATTGTTTCACCCGGTTGTGCATATGGTGGTTGTCCAAATGTAAATGTAATTGCATCACCCGCCGCAATATTACCCGACGACGTCTGTGTGAACGTAACTCTGTAGAAGTCAGTTGTTCCAAATGTATCTAATGAGTCAACTGATGCCACTGTTGTACCTGGTGGGAAAGTAGCGTAACTTACATCAACTTCTGTACCGCTAACTGCGTTAGAAGCCTCCCACGTTGTTTGATCCATGTACAAGTAGTTAGTACCTGATAGATCACCACCAAGTGTAAAGGTTACTGCTTGACCTGAACTCATTCCTGTGTGTCTATTACTGAATCTAACAAAGTAGTATGAGTTGTAGTCAATAATCTGTGTAACAACTGTACCTGAAGGGAACTGTCCGGAAGATACTGCCATACCTACTCTTAAACCTTTGCCTTCCCATTGTGCTTCAAGGAAGTATGCATAGTTTCTGTTACCACTCAAGTTGAACCAGTGGTTTGCTGTTGCAGTCATCTGTGCCTGTGTATTTGCTGTCGCTGTTGTTTGCGATGCACCACCGTTCCAGTTAACCGAACCACCTGCCGCAATCTGGGCAAAACTTGGCTGTCCACCTT